TGGCAAGCCATTCCATGGCTTTTTGGTAAATGCTCGTCTTTACTTCACCACCGTTTCGTAGTTTCCTGTAAGTAATAGGGTTGATACCTATTTCTTCACTAGCTTTTTTTGCAGTCAAATTCTTGTCTGCCTGCTTTCTACGTATTGCTTTTGCTTGAATATCTGTAATAAGCATTTTCTCTGCCCTCCTTACGCTTGACTATATGTATTCAATTCCATGATTTTCATTTTAGTGTTGGTACTTGGTTCCCAAGTCATCCAATAGGCAAGTGCTGCTTCTGCGAATTTCTTTGGCAATAGGTCATAACGACTGATATTGAAATGATCCTTGAAATCAATCTCAGCTTGTCTAAAAACTGATTGAGCGAAAATCTTATCAGCATAAGCTGGACTGTCGATTCCACCAAGACAAGCGACAACTCGAGCCTTGCGCTTCTTCAGTAGTGATTGTGCGTAGCTTGGATGGATCGGTTGTTCGTTTTTGAGATAGTCGATATCTTCTAGCATTGTGACTTGTTGTTTCCGAAGTTCTTTTTGCCCAGTAAATAGAGCAATGAAGGCATCTTCGTCTAAATCCTCACGAATGAATCCACCTTGTCTGCGAATAGCTGGAAGGACTTCTGATGTAACCCAGCGTTTAAATTCTTTTGCCTGTGGCAATTTACTTGATAGGATAAGCGAGTACAATCCTGATTCGTTGATTATGATAGTATTTTGTGTTCGACCTAGATTGTCGGTGAGTCCGTATTTCACGGAGTCATCTTCATCAACGTGCCGAGAAATTGCATCTAGTGGTTTAGCATATCCTAAAATTTCAGCGACATCTTTCCCGACAAACCAAGGTTCGTCGTTGATTGTCATTGTACGGACCTCTTGTCCGTGAAAATTAAATATTTCGTTCATTTTCTACTCTCCTAAATCAACCCAGCTTTCATCGATGCCCAGGACATCACATACTCGGTTTTTTAATCTGTCACTACCTTTACCATATTTCAGTAATTCTGAAATGGTTGGTTTCTTTACTCCACAAGCACGAGCAAGGTGTGTTTGTGTCATTCCTTCTGAATTCAATTTGTCTTTGACGATCTGAATCCATTTTTGATGTTGTTGGCTCATTTCTGACCTCCTTTTTAAAAAATTATCTAAAAAGTTAGCGAATTTCTTGACAATTATCACCCAATAGGTTAAAATCAAGACGTAGAGAAAAGACCTACTAAAAAGTAAGGTTTACCTATTCAAAACGGACGGCAATCGGTTTTTTAGGTTTTTATTTTTTTAGTTGTCTGTTTCGCTAACTCTTTAGCTTACAAAACAATAATACACCTTTTTGGGTGCGTTGTCAACACTTTTACACCCAAAAAGTTAATTATTTTTTGTAATGTCTTAGAAAGGTTGATAAATCAATGTTTCCGACATTCGAAAAAATAAAAGAATTAGCTAAACAAAGAGGAATTACTCTTGTTCAGCTAGAAGAAAAATTAGGTTATAGCAGAAATACACTTTATAAGTTGAAAACTCAAAAGCCAAATGCTGAAAGAATAGCAGAAATCGCTGACTATTTCAACGTGTCTACTGATTATCTTCTAGGACGTACTGACAATCCTGCTATTTCAAGCGACCTTGTCACTACTGCTGACGGTCGTGTGGTCGACTTATCCAATCTTCGTGAACGTGTGGTTCTATTCGATGGTAAACCACTGTCAGATGAAGACGTTGACAAGATCGCGCAAATTATTAAGCTTTCTTTGGGGGTGTCCGATATTGAAAGTGAATGAGTTACTGGATGAATACCAGGTCACACTCTATCTCTTCCCAGAAACCATGTGGGAGCGTAGAGGCTTCTATTTCCCTGATGAACGCATTATCTATGTGAATGGTAATCTTAGTCAGGAAGAACGAGAAGAGGTCATTCTGCATGAATTAGGGCACATAAACCACGACCCAGCCAATTACAAACGGCTGCTATACAAATATGAGAACGAAGCAGACCGCTTCATGATTCGACATCTCATCTCTGAAGAACTCGCACAGTATGAAGTATCCGACTTCAACTGGCTCCAATTTGCAGAAAGACATAAAATTTCAACAACCTGGGGCGAGGATATGATTCAGGAAGAGTTTTATAAATTAACTGGTAGTTAAATATTTTAAAAAAGGAGTAAAATCTTATGGGATTTTTAAACAACGTTAAACAAGAATCATCATTTTCTACAGCTTCAGGAACGAATGGACTGCACTACGTCGTTCTTCAAGTAACCTTGAAAGAAAAATTCTTTGGTACTGGATCAGGGAATTTGACAGAACTGGAAGATGTAATTAATAAACAAGTAGCTAAAGGATATCGACTACATACAATCAGCACTACTAATGGTGGAAGTAAAGGCCTTGGTGGTGGAGACCGTATTCAAGCTACTATGGTATTCGAAAGAATTATATAAAATTTCAACAACCTGGGGAGAAGATATGATCCAGGAAGAGTTTTATAAATTAACAAGTTCAAAAAGAGGAATAATAATGACAGATACAGACATTAAAGATAATGATACTGAACTTAATGAGAAATTGACAGATGAACAAGAAAAAATGTTTGATACCTTTTTAGAGATGCAAAATATAATAAAATCAAAACTTTCTAAGCCATCTGTTAATTATTCAATTAAGAATATGGAAAAATATCTGAAAGATGACTCTAAAACTTTTAATAAAAAGCCTAGTCCTTTTAAAGAAAAAATGACATCAATTAAGATTGTACAACCTGACAGTGGACAACTTTTAGGAACAGTAACAAATTTTGATTTATTCCCTGGTTCAACAGGTCTAGTTGCCTTCTTAGATTTCTTCAATCTAGTACCTGATAAAACTTATGTTCTATCTGTTGATGCTTATTTCCAAAACGGGACACATTACCCAGTCCATGCTACTAGGATTAATATACCTAAAAGTGAGTTCATAGATTTAAAAGATAATTACGGAAAAGCGACTGGACATTTTGAATTTAATTTTACAATTCAATCGCCAAGTGATTTTTACTTCTACTTCAATCTGTCTGACGAAGAAGGTAATCAGTTAGATGAAGCGTATAGTTACCATTCTTTCATAAAACAGGGGTAAGTTATGCCAGAATTACAAAATAATTTTAAGCCGACTGCATCTAATATTACACATATTTCTGCTTCAAGGCCTTCATTGAAAACTGTACCCATACAAAAAAATGATATAATAGAATCAGAGATAAAAATGGAGGCACAAAGAATGGCAAATGATACATATACCAAGACAGAAATCGATTTAAAGTTAGATAAAATAAACTCTGATATCAAACACGGTTTTGAAATAGTTGATTTAAAATCCGATCAACTCAGAACTGAAATGCGTGATGGTTTTGAAAATATGGGGCTTCGAATGGAAAAAATGTTCTCTGATTTCAAACTAGAACAACAAAAAGAGAAAGAAGAAAATAAAAAATGGTTAATCGCATTAACCGTTGGTTCTCTTCTTTCAATTATTGGGATTGTGGTTTCAATTATCGCTATCCTAATTCAAAAATAAAAGAATTCCCCACACTCTCCGACCGCCAAGTTTTTGAGTGTGAGGAACAACTAGTATATTAAAAGGCATTAAAAAGCCCTTTTTACTATACCCATTTTAACAAAATAAAGCGGGGAAATCAAATGGCATCATATAGAAAAAGAGAAAATGGGAAATGGGAATATCGCATTTCCTATAAAACTCATGACGGAAAATATAAAAAAGCTGAAAAAGGAGGCTTTCCAACAAAAAAGGCTGCACAAATTGCAGCTGCTGAACGAGAAAAAGAGCTACTTCTTCCTTCCTATGTTTCAGACGACATTACTCTTTACGAATACTTTAAACAATGGGCGACTATTCATAAAAAGCCAAATATTTCTCCTACCACTTGGCAAGTTTATCAAGCAACTAGTCGTAATATTGAGAAATTATTCCCAGGTGCTAAGCTAAAAAATATCACAAGTTCAATCTATCAGCAAGCTTTAAATACATTTGCTGAAACGCATTCTCAAGCAACAGTTGAAAAATTGAATATCCATATCAAACAATGTGTAGCAATGGCTGTCCACGAAGGGATCATTCAAAAGAATTTTACGACATTTGCAAAAGCAGTATCACAACACAAAGGGATAGAAAAAGAAACTAAATTCCTAGAAGTCGATGAGTACGAGAATGTGATAGCTGTTTCAAAAAACAAGATGGATGTGCAATCCTATGCAGTAGTATATCTTATCGCAGTATCTGGTATGCGTTTCGCTGAGTGTCTAGGGCTCACATGGGATAACGTGGATTACGATAACAAGGTTATCTCAGTAGATAAAACCTGGAATTATAAAACGAATCTTGATTTCAGCGCTACAAAAACAAAAAGCAGTATCAGAAAGATACCGCTTGACGATGAAACACTTAAATTACTACAAATCTACCATAAAGAACATTGGATTCACAACAAAGAAAATCGTATCTTCTCCAACATATCAAATAATGCAGTCAATAAGACATTGAGAAGAATTGTTGGTAGAAATGTCCATGCTCATTCACTTAGACATACTTACGCTTCTTTTTTGATTGCTAAACGTATTGAATTACTCTCTATTTCAAAAATCCTTGGTCATGAGAATATGAACGTTACCATC